CCACAATAGTAAATAGTCACCCTTCACAAATGCCTTATAAATAGGAGTATCTACAACAGGTACTTCTATTGGCAACTTCTCCCGAACTATCACAAGCAGATGTAAAGGCTCTCATTGCCCGTACACCAGCACCACCCACCAGACGAACCTTCTATCCTCTACTTGGTCTGAAGTACGACAACCTCCCTATTGGTCCGTTCATAACAAAAAGAACTGCACTGAAGAATCAAGCAAGAGTGTTGGACCAACTAAATAGTGGAACCATCACCATTGAACAAGTGAAAGAGGTCTATTGTTTGTACCTACACGACCATGAAAGCGTGACCAGAGCCAAATAATGAAAACGGATAATGATTCTTTTGTTTTCCCCGCAATCGTAAGTTTTCAAATCTTCACTTTATCGGTATATATCAGATTTTTACTTTTCAAAACTCCACATTTAACAGGATGTTATGACAGAACCTAACCCAAAAGGCAGACCAAGAGGTCAAAATTACGATTTGAACCATTCCCATCCATCCACCACCACTGGTGATACTGGTAATGATTTACAAGAAGCCAGGTTATTAAAGATACAGGCAGAGACACGTTCATTAGATTTGAAGAACGCGATCTTGTTACGTGAGTATATTCCGATTGGTGAAGTGACCAATGTTGTTGCTACTGAATATACGAGGGTGCGTCAAAAGTTATTGGCACTTGAATCAAAGTTGCCACATGTATTAGCACCATTGAATAACCCCATAGATATAAAGCAAATCATCAAACAGGAAGTTGATGAAATCTTATCTGAATTATCTTCAGATGAAAAATACAAGGATGTATCAATTGTCAGCACTACTTCAAGCACTTAAAAAAGTAGCTAAACAAACTCTAAAGCCTAAACCAAATTTAACATTATCTGGATGGGCTGACGAGTTTCGTCGATTGTCTCAAGAATCTGCTGCGGAACCTGGAAGGTGGCGTACAAGCAGAGTTCCGTATATGAAGGAGATCATGGATTGTATTTCTGATAGTAGTGTCAGTGAAACAGTCATTATGGTCTCAAGTCAGATGGGTAAGACTGAATTACTGTTGAACACTATTGGCTATTACGCTCATTTAGAACCATCACCAATTTTACTAATACAACCGACTGAAGGTGCTGCTGCTGCGTTTTCCAAAGAACGTATTCAGCCAATGATCCGTGACACACCTGCCATATCAGACTTATTCAACTCTGATAGTTATGGTGATTCAGCAAACACAATCCTTCACAAATCGTATCCAGGTGGTTTTATAGCATTAGCTGGTTCTAATAGTCCAACCAGTTTAGCAGGTCGCCCTATACGGATTTTGTTATTGGATGAGATAGACCGTTATCCACCGAGTGCCAAAACTGAAGGTGATCCGGTTGATATTGTTCGTCGTAGGTCGCAAAACTTTCACGATTCAAAATTCATTGCTGTCAGCACACCAACGGTAACAGGTTCGTCAAAAATAGACACATTGTATTTGGATAGCGACCAACGTAAATGGCACATTGAATGTATTCATTGCTCTGACCATTTCTACCCAAAATGGGAGCATGTAACTTGGAATGAACCCGAAGACGCGATGATTGTGTGTCCAAGTTGTGGAGGGTTACATAATGATAATGAGCGTCTTGTAGCCTCGTCTAACGGTAAGTGGGTTGCTGATAACCCTGGACACCGCACACCAGGCTTTCACACAAACGCTTTAGTATCACCTTGGACAAAACTGAAGGATATGGTTTATGAGTTTATTGCTTGTGACAACCAGCCATCAAAACTTCAACCATTTCACAATACAGTACTTGGATTACCATTTGAATTTTCAGGTGAGGCAGTTGGTGATTTATCCGTTAGTCAGCGTGTCGAGCATTATGACAAAGACAGTATTCCTAATGATGTAATTATATTAACTGCTGGATGTGACGTTCAGTTGGACCGTATTGAGTGTGAAATACTTGGTCATACTGCTGACGGTAGAACCTACAACGTAGAGTATTTGATTATTCCAGGTGACACAAAAACACCAGACCCTTATGAAGATTTGAAGACAGAGTTAATTGAAGGTGAATACACTCGTCAGGATGGAATCAAATTAAGTGTAATGAGTACCTTGATTGACTCTGGATACAATACAAGGATTGTTTATAAATTCACGGAAGCGAACAAAGCACACCGGATTTATTCATGTAAAGGGGCGGAAGGCCCACGGGCTATGATTGTCCAATCACAATCAAAATTCGGCGCGAGTTTTTATAAGGTTGGTATTGATATTTACAAGGAGCAGTTATACAACAACCTACAAATAACGGATTCATCAAAAGATGGTTATTGTCATTTCCCTGATACACGTAATCAAGATTATTTTATTCAGTTGTGTCAATCAGAAACGCGAACCTACACAACTGACAAGCGTGGTCAAAAATACTGGCATTATGAGAAAAAAGACAAAAACGGTAGAAACGAAGCATTAGACGTTCGTGTATATGCAATGGCAGCCTTTGAGTTAGTAAAGCGCGTTACAAAGAAGAATGCTGAGTACGGAATTAAGAAGCAATTGGTTGAAAAAGAACAGGTGAATACCGCTCCAGTTAGTGAATCTATCGCGGAACCAGAAGTCATAAATACGGATATAAAACTAAAAAAACGATCCAGATATGATGGTTTTTTCAAATAAAAAGGATTTTTAATGAGTAATTCCACATTTCCATCCAGATTAGTATCAGGTGATAGTTTTACCTGGACTTACGCTGATTCAAAATATCCAGCATCGTTATACACACTAAATGTCTATTTCAGAGGACCTACTTCAATAACATTTACTGCTACTGCTTTAAATGGTGGTTATGTTTTAACAGTAGGTACATCACAAGCAACATATAAAGCCGGTACTTACAATGTGTCGGTTGTTGCTTCTAATCAAACGGAGCGTGTTGTTCTATTTCAACAAGCGGTCGAGGTACTTCCCGATCCGATTGCTGATACTAAAAAAGACCAACGTACTTTTAATGCTCGTATGTTAGATGCTGTTGAAGCGTTAATTGAACGTAGGGCAAGTGCTGGTCAAATTGACATTATCAAAACTGAAATTAAGGACCGTTCGGTTGAAACTTTGAAGCATACAGAATTGTTGGCGTTAAGAGACCGGTACAAAACGAAAGTACTACAAGAGCAAGGTAGATTACCAAAAACAATACAGTTCTATTTCGAGCCACGTTAAGGATAACACTAATGTCAAAAAAGAATAAATCAGGTAAAAACAAACAAATAGCCAAAGAAGCTCGCACTCGATCATTCACTGGCGCATCTTTCGGAAATATGACTGATATTGGTCAAAGTTTTTCATTAAACGCTGATATACAGGCAGGATTACGAACATTACGTTATAGATGTCGCCAGTTATCACAAAACAATAGTTATGCTGCTAAGGCTGTCTCATTGTGGGCTAATAATATTGTTGGTCCAAAAGGTGTTGAATTGCGTGTTCAAAGCAAAAAAACAAACGGCAAGTTAGATAAAAACGCTAATGACCTTATTGAAACACAATGGACACAGTGGTGTAAGCATGGAAATTGTGATGTAACTGGACAAATGTCATTTACGAAGATTCAAGAGTTAGTCATTAAAGCAATGGCTAAAGATGGTGAGGCTTTTCTGGTGAAACGTCGAGGCACTGAATACGGCAGCTGGGGATTCCAGTTAGAAGTATTTCAAATCGACCAACTTGACGATAGCTACTACACGACTATGCAAAACGGCAACATTGTGTTTCAGGGTGTGGAAGTTAATAAACATTTAAAACCTCAAGCATATTGGTTATGGACTCGTAACATTCAAGACCCAATGTTACGCCAGCAAAACGACAATCAAAGAATCAGAATACCAGCTGAAGATTGTATCCATATTGTGGATCGCCAAGCTGCTGGTCAAATTCGTGGTTATCCCTGGTTAGCTACTTCATTATTGTCATTACACCACATTGATACTTATAAATTAACCGAGTTAGAAACTGCTCGGGTTGCTTCGTTACGTTCTGTATTTTATACCTTACCACCGAATCCTGAAGGTTTGAGCGAAGAAGATATGGATGTAATCAACTCACAAATTAATCGCAAATTGACCTCTGGAAGTATTGAAGTATTACCAGAAGGTATGTATATTAAATTTAACGACTGGTCTGTCCCCAATACAGAGATGCCAGATTTTGTAAAGTGTCAATTAAAAGGCATTGCTGCGGGATTAGATTTGAATTATTCCAGTTTATCCAACGATTTAGAAGGTTTAACATTTTCAAATTCAAAACTCGGTGCTTTAGCAGAACAAGATAGTTATCAACAAAAACAACAATGGTTCATTGATTGCTTCGTTAATCTTGTTTACGAAGACTGGTTAGGTACTCAAATGTTAAGAGGAAAAATTGCTTTACCGCTTTCTAAAATCGATAAGTATACAAATGCCAGTTGGCAAGCGCGTAGTTGGCAGAGTGTTAATCAAATGGAAACAGCTCGTGCCGCCCAAATATACGTTGGTTTAGGTTTGAAATCTAAACAAACTATATGTACAGAAATGGGTATTGACTACTCAACACAAATATCACAAATCGCTGCTGAAGAAGCAGAACTATCTGATTTAGGAATTATGTTAGGTAGTCCATTGGATATAGCAAAGGTTGAAGTATTACAAGATGCTGTTGAAAACAAGGAAACGTCCGCTGACAAAGAAGAGTAATAAATACAGGATAAGCAAAAACCTCATTGGATAACGAGTCCTTTGAGGTCTTCTAAACAAAGTAACAAGGAGGTTACAAATGTCTACATCTATTTATCAAATAATTTCAAGACCAGAAGCAAAAGAACAAGGGTTGAAACGATACTTCACAGGAAAAGCATGTAAACACGGTCACATAACTGAACGTTGGACAGTTGGTGGTGATTGTGTAGGTTGTCGATTAGTTACAACAAAAAACATAGATCAACCTCCCACGGTATCCAGAAAAGAATACAACAAAAAGTGGCGAATAGACAATCCCGAAAAAGCAAAAAAATTCTACAACAACAATAAAGAATATTACAAACAATGCAATGTTAATTGGGTTAACAACAATAAAGAAAAGTACTGCCAGTACCAAAAAGACTACAAGGTATTGAATCCAGATAAGACTTTTTTGTATGGAAGGTTACGTAGATCAAAACTAACTAAAACTAAAACCAATTGGATTGGTGAAAACCAACTTATTAAGCAGTTATACCAAAAACGGGACGAGTTAAATAAATTATGGGGGACAAATCTACAAGTAGATCATATTATCCCATTAACATCAGATACGGTAAGTGGGTTACATTGTTGGTCCAATCTTCAGTTGTTGGAGGGAAGTATAAATAGTAGCAAAAGCAACACATACCAAACAGATTGGTAATTAACCATATAACAAGGATTGTTATGACAGAAAAACTTTTTAGAAGTGTCGCACTTGATAGAGCAAATATAAAAGACGACACCATCACCATATCATTTGTAAGTGAAGAGCCTTATCTACGTAGTTTTGGGTATGAGGTTCTTGATTTATCCAGGTCAGATTTTAGCTTTATTAATTCTGGCAACGCACCATTCCTGTTAGACCATCGCAATGACGACCACACATATCACATTGGTGTTGTTGAACGTGCGTGGATTGAAGATGGTCAAGGTAAAGCACAAATCAGATTTTCAACTGACCCTTCAAAGCAAGGTGTTATTGAAGACATCAAAAACGGTGTTCGTACCAATATAAGTGTTGGTTACAGCGTTACTGAACAAACAAAAATGGAACGAAGTATTGATGGTAAGCCTGTGTATTCATTCGCGTTCAGTCCCTATGAATGCTCAAGTGTTTCAGTACCAGCTGACCCAACTGTAGGTACGAATAGAGCTGACGAAACCGTTGTTACACAAGAAGTAATAAATACCCCAAACGAACAACAAACTTTAATTAAAGGAAAAGA